GATCAAGGCGTTCCGCAACACGATCCTCGGCGAGACCTGGGTCGAGACCGGGGAGGCGCCCGACTGGCAGCGGCTCTACGACCGGCGCGAGCGCTGGACATCCGGCACGGTGCCTGCGGGCGGGTTGTTCCTGACCGCCGGGGCCGACGTGCAGAAGGACCGCATCGAGGTTGATGTCTGGGCGTGGGGGCGCGGACTTGAGTCGTGGCTCGTCGATCACGTCGTGATCGAGGGCGGCCCGGATCGGCATGACGCTTGGTCGGAACTGACTGCGTTGCTGGATCGAAGCTGGCCGCACGAACGCGGCGCGCATCTCAGGATCGCGCGGCTCGCCGTCGACACGGGCTACGAGGCCCCGGCGGTCTATGCCTGGTCGCGGGCGCAGGGCTTCGCGCAGGTCTCGCCGGTCAAGGGCGTCGAAGGGTTCAACCGCTCGAGCCCGGTGTCGGGCCCGACCTTCGTGGACGCGACCGAGGGCGGCAAGCGCCTCCGGCGCGGGGCTCGGCTCTGGACCGTGGCGGTGTCGACCTTCAAGGCCGAGACCTACCGCTTCCTGCGGCTGGCGCGCCCGACCGAGGAGGAGATGGCCGACGGGGCCGCGTTCCCGCCCGGCTCGGTGCACCTGCCACACTGGGTCGAGAACGAATGGCTGAAGCAGTTCGTGGCCGAGCAGCTGGTGACAGTGCGCACGAAACGCGGCTTCGCCCGGCTGGAATGGCAGAAGCTGCGCGAGCGCAACGAGGCGCTGGACTGCCGGGTCTACGCCCGCGCCGCCGCCTGGATCGCGGGCGCGGACCGCTGGCCCGACGAGAAATGGCGCGACCTCGAGGATCAGCTCGGGGCCGCCCCCACCGACACCGATCCCGCCGGGCAGATCAACCGGCCGGGACAGGCCCCACAGGGCAAGCGCCGCTCCGACTGGCTCGGACGGCGCGGAGGATGGTTCTAGAGATGACCGACTGGACGGAAACGGAGCTCTCGGCGCTGCGCCGGGCCTATGCCAGCGGCACGACCCGGGTCAGCTATGACGGCAAGTCGGTGGATTACGGCTCGGCCGAGGACCTGCTCGCCCGCATCCGCACCATCGAGCGCGCCATCGCGGGCACGACACGGCCGCTGCCGGTGGCCGGGCTCGCGGGCTTCTCGCGTGGGGATCGCTGATGTCGGCGACCTGGTTCGATCACGCCATCGCCAAGGTGGCGCCGCGCATGGCCGCCCGCCGCGTGATGGCGCGTCAGGCCTTCGAGACGCTGACGCGCGGTTACGATGGCGCCGCACGCGGACGGCGGACGGAGGGCTGGCGCGCGCCGGGGTCCTCTGCCGACACCGAGATCGGCGTGGCCGGGGCGCTCTTGCGCGACCGGATGCGCGATCTGGTGCGCAACAACCCGCATGCGGCCAAGGCCGTCGCGGTGCTGGTCAACAACATCGTCGGCGCGGGCATCATGCCGCGCGCCGCGAGCGGCGACGACAAGCTGGACCGGAAGGTCGATGCGCTCTTCGAACGCTGGACGGCGGACTGCGACGCCGACGGCCAGCTCGACTTCTACGGCCTGCAGACGCTGATCTGCCGCGAGATGGTCGAGGCGGGCGAGGTGCTGGTGCGCCGCCGTCTGCGGCGATCCTCGGACGGTCTGGTCGTACCGCTGCAGTTGCAGGTGCTGGAGGCCGACTTCCTCGACGCCACGAAATCCGGCGCCGTCGGCGCGGGGCGGCTGGTCCAAGGGATCGAGTTCGACCCGGTCGGGAAGCGCCGGGCTTACTGGCTCCATGCCGAGCACCCGGGCGACGCCTATGGTGCCTTGCAGAACGGGCTGCAGAGCCGCCCGGTCCCGGCGACCGAGATCGCACATGTCTACGAGAAGCAGCGCACGCAGGCGCGCGGCGTCCCCTGGGGCGCGCCGGTGATCCGCAGCTTGCGTGATCTCGACGACTATGAGGTCGCCGAGCTGGTCCGCAAGAAGACCGAGGCCTGCGTCACCGCCATCGTCTTCGGCGACGACGAGGCGCAGCAGGGCATCGCGCCCTCGGTGGTCGATGCGGATGGAAACCGGGTTGAGCAGTTCGAGCCGGGGCTGATCGCCTATGCCCGTGGCGGCAAGGACATCCGGTTCAACCAGCCCTCTGCGACGGGGGGCTACGGCGAATACAAGCGGGCGAGCCTGCACACGATCTCGGCCGGGTTCCGGGTGCCCTATGAGCTGCTGACCGGCGATCTCAGCCAGGTCAACTATTCCTCGATCCGGGCGGGTCTCGTCGAGTTCCGCCGCCAGATCGACGCGGTGCAGTGGCAGTTGTTCATCCCGATGTTCTGCGCGCCGGTCTGGCGGTGGCTCACCGAGGCCGCATGGGCCGCGGGGCAGATCCCGTCGCCCATCGTACCGGTCGAATGGTCGCCGCCGAAGTTCGAGGCCGTCGATCCGCAGAAGGACGCGATGGCCAACCTGCTGTCGATCCGCTCCGGCACCATGACGCTGGCCGAGGTGATTGCGCGGCAGGGCCGCAACCCCGACGCGGTGCTGGCAGAGATCGCCGCGACCAACGCCAAGCTCGACGCGCTGGGGCTGGTGCTCGACAGCGATCCGCGGCGGGTGACAAAGACCGGCAGCGCACAATCCAAAGATGAGGCCAGCGATCCGGCAAACGATCCCACCGCCGACGATCCCTCCGCGGGAGCGGATGAAACCGACACGGCGCAGGCCGACCAACAGGACTGACCTTCATGGACACGATGATCGAACTGCCGGCCATGCGCCGGTCGGCGGAGCTTGCGCCGAACACGGCCGATGCCGACAGCCGCACCGTCGAGGTGGTCTGGTCGGCCGGGGCCCGCGTGCGCCGCGCCACCTTCTTCGGCGAGCCCTATGACGAGGAGCTGAGCCTCGACCCCGCCCATGTTCGGCTCGACCGGCTGAACGCAGGCGCGCCGTTCCTGAAGGTGCACGAGCTCGACACGCTCGACGCGGTGATCGGCTCGGTCGTGCCGGGTTCGGCGCGGATCGAGAACGGCCGCGGCATCGCGCTGGTCCGGATCAGCGAACGCGCCGATGTCGAGCCGATCTGGCGCGACATCCAGGCCGGGCACATCCGCGCGGTCTCCATCGGCTACCAGGTCCATCGCTTCGAGGTCTCGAAACCCGAGGCCGCCCGCGAACTCTGGCGCGCGGTCGACTGGACGCCGTTCGAGGTCTCCGCCGTCGCCGTCGGCGCCGACCCCGCAGCGGGCTTCCGCGCCCAGCATCCCCTTCACGACTGCGTCCTCCACCGCCGGGACGCCCCCACACCGCAAGGAGCATCCCCGATGACGGACAAGACCCAGACCCCGGCGAGCGACGCCACACCCGCCACCACCCAGCCGACCGAGCCGGTCGAAACCGAGGACACCGCCATGACCGAGCCGAAACCGGCTGCGCCCGAAACGAAGGCTGCCGCCAGCGAGACGCGCAGCCAGCCGAAGACGCAGGCAATTCCCGCGCCCGACACCGAAGCCGTCGCCACCCGGGCCCGCGAGGCGGAGCGCGACCGCGTCTCCACCATCTACGATCTGGCCGGGCGGCTGAACCTCGAGCGCGGCTTTGCCGAGGATCTGGTCAAGCGCGGCGTCAGCGTGGACGAGTCCCGCCGCCTGATCCTCGACCAGGTCGCCGCCAAATCCGACGAGACCCGGACCTTCCCCCATGTCTCGGTCCCGCTCGGTGGCCGGGATGAGCGCATCACCCGCCGCGACGCGGTCGCGAATGCGCTGCTGCACCGTTACAGCCCGACGCTGTTCCAGCTGGAGGACGCCGCGAGCCAGTACCGCGGCATGACGCTGCTGGAACTCGCCCGCGAAAGCCTGGGCAATGCCGGGGTGAATACCCGCGGCCTGTCGCGCGACGAGGTGGCGACGCGCGCGCTGCACTCGACCTCGGACTTCCCCGAGATCCTCTCGGCCGTCACCAACAAGACCCTGCGGCAGGCCTACGAGGCCTATCCCCGCACCTTCATGCTGTTCTGCCGCCAGGTGCTCGCCACCGACTTCAAGGCCATGCACCGGGTCCAGCTGGGCGAGGCCCCGCAGCTGCTCGAGGTCGGCGAGAGCGGCGAGTTCAAGCGCGGGACGCTCGGCGAGAGCAAGGAGAGCTACAAGGTCAAGACCTATGGCCGGGTGGTCGCGATCACCCGCCAGACTCTGATCAATGACGACCTCGACGCCTTCACCCGGATCCCGGCGATGTACGGCAACTCCATCGCGCAGCTGGAGTCGGACGTGGTCTGGGGGATCATCACCGCCAACCCGGCGATGGCCGACGGCAACGCGCTGTTCCACACCACGCACAAGAACCTCGCGGGCACTGGCGCGGCGCTCGATGTCGGCAGCGTGGGCGCGGCGCGGGCGGCGATGGCCAAGCAGACCGGCCTCGACAAGAAGACGGTGCTGAACGTCCGGCCCGCCTTCCTGATCGTGCCCGCCTCGCTGGAACTGAAGGCCGAGCAGCTGGTCGCCCAGAACCTGGTGCCCGCCGCGACGTCCAGCGTGGTGCCGCAGTCGATCCGCACCCTCGCGCCGATCAGCGAGCCGCGCCTCGACGCCGCCAGCGAGACCGCCTGGTATCTGGCGGCCAGCCCGAACCAGATCGACACCATCGAGTACGCCTATCTCGAGGGCCAGCAGGGGGCCTACATCGAGACGCGCAACGGCTTCGACGTCGACGGCGTCGAGATCAAGTGCCGCCTCGACTTCGGCGCCAAGGCCATCGACTGGCGCGGCCTCTACAAGAACCCGGGCGCGTAACCAGCACCCATCCTGAACCCTGACATGCGGGCGGTCCTGACGGGCCGCCCATCGTCTTTCCACGAGGATCCCCATCATGAAAAACTACGTCCAGCCCGGCAACACCATCACGCTGACCGCGCCTTATGCGGTCGCTTCCGGCGATGGCCTGCTCGTCGGCTCCATCTTCGGGATCGCGGCTGGCGCCGCCGCTCTTGGCGAGCCCGTCGAGACCGCGCTCGTCGGCGTGTTCGACATCACCAAGGTCGGCTCTCAGGCGTGGACCGTCGGCGCCAAGGTCTATTGGGACGACACCAACAAGCGCTGCACCACGGTCGCGACCGACAACACTCTCATCGGCGTGGCCGTCGAGGCGGTGGCGAGCGGCGCGGGCGACACCGTCGGCCGGGTGCGCCTGAACGCGACGTTCTGATGAGCGCCTTCGCCGCCGCAGTCGGCGCACTCTTCGCGGATCCCAACATCGGCCGGGACGCGGTCTACATCGCCGACGGCGGCGCGCCCGTCCTGGTGCGCGTCGTCGCCCGGCGTGCGGACGCGATCACCGATTTCGGCGACGCGCGGCTCTGGTCCGAGACCACCCGCATTGACCTGCGCGTCGCCGAGGTGGCGAACCCGCGTCCCGGCGACCGGATCGAGATCGACGGCGACGCCTTCCTCATCCAGGGCGAGCCCGTCCGCGACCGCGAGCGGCTGGTCTGGACCGTCGATCTGAGGCCCACGTGATGGCCATGAAACTGAAACTCGACATCGACCCCGACATCGTAGCCATGATGGCGGCGGAGGTCGCGGCCGGGGAGCGCGCCGTCACCGCCGCCATGCGCGAGGCTGGAACCGGGTTGAAGACCGCTTGGCGGCTGCAGATCACCGGCGCGGGTCTCGGCCCACGGCTCGCCAATTCGATCCGGAG